AGCCGCAAACAATCAAAAAAAAAGAGGGGCTGTTAGACCCCCCAAAAGATTACATCCTCCCTCGGAACATGAACACTGACATCAAGAACTTGTTCCCCAGGATAACACCGAGCCTCAGCCATTGCCCACGCCTTGTCATAAGAACTGGCGTTAATGATCATCTGCTCTTTAATGAACCAGCCACCCTTAACTTGTTTGTGGCCAAAGAATGCAAGGTAGGTGTTCACTCTTCCCCCATAGTGCGGATGTATTCGTAAACAGCATCATAGCCGTTTTCTTTAAACACATTCAAAGCATCACCAAGTAAACACAGTTCTTTATACCCAAGAACAGAGCTTATGTCTGTGTCTGTGTTGCTGAGCACTAGCTTCATGCCGTACTCTTCAACACTGTAACCAATCAAGTCTAGAAAGATGCAAAAAGGATTAAGACAAGAGTTGTAGTTGGTGGACCATTGAGACAAAGCATCAATGGCATCGAAGCGTGAAACAGCAGCAGTGGTCATCAGATAAAGGCCTCAAGGATGATACAACCAACGCCAGCAGCAAGACAAAGGATGCTGACACCAGGAACAGTAGCAGTAGCCGCCGCAATCAGGGCAATGGCTGACACAAAAAGTAACATTTGCCTAACCACAAACAGGAAGGTAAGCCTTGGGGTAGCCGCGTTCAGCCAACACAAAGTAGCGTGGTGGAATCCGCTTGCCATGCTGTGAGCGTTGAACATACAGCCAACCCTCAGACTCAAGCCGTGCCAGCACAGACTTAGTTCCCCAGCTGTGGTGACTCTTCAGGGTAGCAGCGTTGATCTCAAACAGGCGTGAGCCCGGATGCTTGCGGATGTAGCTAAGCAGAGCCTGATCAGCCAGCTTGAGCGACACCCGCGACATGAACCGAATCATGACGGTGTGGTGGTGTGGTTTGAACTGAGGCAATGGTAGAGCACAAGGCCCTGGTTTGTCAACAGCCCGGACGCAATGCCGGATTGTCTGGCGGATGCTGGGTTGGCCTGCCTTCTCGGCGGCTCCTCTTGATCCGATGCACACATCATGGCCCGGAACCCCCCGGAGTGTCAACCCCTTTGCGATAAGTGTTGCTTATGTCAATGATAAGCTTGACTTATGGGGGCCACAGATTTTTTGAGAAAATAGAAACGCGCCTATGCGTGTGCGAGCATAAACACGCGCACAGGTACGCGCTCGCGTTACATACAACCCCCGTGAAGGGCTCCTAGTGGCTTTGACTAGTGGGCCTGGCAGGTAACGCGCACGCCCGCCCGCGTTGATTTGGCCCCCACCCCACCCCGATGGGGGGATTCTCGCGCCTCTGCCCGCGTATAAGGGGTTTGCATTTTTGTGCCAAAATTTACTACCGGCTTCTGTATGCCTCTCTAAGGTCCCTCCGAGGAGCCTTAGGTGTATTCACACCTGAGGGGAGTCGGAGGGGTCTTCTAGGGCCTTCCAGGGGGCAGTAAGACGCATCTCATCAAAGAAGCCATCACCAGATTCCGAATAGATTGGATCAGGAACCCCCGAGGGAGGCAAAGACGGCGCCACTTCTTTGATGGCATCATCTACGGTCTGGACAACCTTTTTATCAATCCACCACTCTTCCACACTGACAAGCAAGCCAAGCAATAGATGACGAGCCCATAGCGGCCAACTGTTACTCAGGTTGTATATGTCTTTAAATTTGGTCGTCTTTAGTGATCCGAGCATCAGCCTTTGGATAGGGTGGTATTGGTCTGCGGTAAAGCTTCGACACCGCCTCATAATAAAAAGGCGTAGCTGTCTTACCCGCAGCCTCAAGAGAGGTCTTGATGTCTAGCCACTTTTTGTATTCTTCATAAGTCATTTCTAGGTCCATAACAAAGCCCTCGAAATCATTGGAAGGTTTTCAGAAAAGATAGTCCGTGCTTGTTCAGCGATCTGTTTATGTTCAAGCTGAGTACCATTAGAAGACCGCAACTCGATGTAATGAATCCACGACCTCACCGTCCCATTCATATAAAGGCGGGTCGGAGCAGCCATTGGAAGAACCTCTCTGGCACACTCCTTTGCAATACCCTTACTGACCATCTCAGAATAGAGGTCTTCTGCTTCAGCAAACAACTGAGCAGTTCGTCGATACAGCAATTGAGTTTGTTCTGTGTCTAAGTCATCTATGGAGTTTTGTCGGTTCTTTGTGTCTTGACGACGGAGGTGTGGTAAATCTATTCCACCAAGATCAAAGACCTTTGCATAGCGTTGGGAAAACTCCTGAAAGGAGAACGATCTGTGTCTAAGGATCTGTGGAGATATAGCCCGAGTAGTATTAACCTCCATAACAAGGTTGGCCATCTCAAACACGGACCAATGCTGATTGCGAATACAATAACCAAGAAGCTTATCCACGGTCTCGTGATTCTCCTGGTTACTTGGGTTAGATACCCTGGCACAATAAGCAATGGTTTCTTCTGCGTTTGGTGTGATGCTGATGAGCTTTACAGAACTGGTCATTGTTGGTTAGGTGGTGAGTGGTAATAGGTATGATATAAGAGATATATACTAATAAGAAAACACAATGGGTACTAGTAATAGTATTGTGGTCGGGTTAGTTGTTAACCAAGCCTTGTCTTCTTCTTCGCTCACGCTCCGAAGAATCCTTCGGTGGTTATTTTGGGTTCAACCTACCGCTTCGACCTTCGGTCTCCGCTAACCACATAAGAACTATAGCTATTGGGTCAGCTCCGCGTCAGCCACCTTCGGTGTCTAACTTGGTCTTCACTATCAGTCACTTCGTTCCTGATGTTCAGAGCCCCGGCCCCCATAACAATGTGTCTTTTTCAATTCCTTGTCGGCCCCAAAACAAGAAAGGGAAGGGTAGTCACGTCCTTCAGTCGGTCAATTGTCTTTGTGTTGTTGTCTATTCCCCCTTCCTTCCATGCCCTTTCTGGTCGTCCTTTGGCGTCTACCAAGGAGCGTTTGCAGATGTTTAAATGGGATGTTTTGGTGCAAATTAAAAGGGAATAGACAGTGGATACGGATAGCCCTTTGTTGGGGCGAAGGGGAAGACGAGAAAGACAGTGTTCGGTCAATCCCCTTCTATTACCGCTGTTCCACACCAGAAGGCACCACTCTTCTGGTTCAACAGAGCACCTTTTTCTTGGGTCGGGTTAAATCCAGTTATAGCAGCCGGTTTCGCCAGTTCCAACCCCCTCGAAGTCCCTACCCATGACAAGGCGATCTGTGGCCTCCTGTGGGTGGTCGATAAAGGCGGTCATCATCCGGTTCCACTCGGTTCGTTTCTGTTCGATCTGTGCCTCTTTTGCAGAGATGGCCAGGATGTCTTGGAAGTACTTTACTCCAAGGGCAAGGGCATCAACCCTGTCATCATGTTTAACGGCCCCCTTCTCACGGCACATCCGCGTCAACTGATACATGAGCATCCGTGGAAGGCGTTCTTCTGGGGCCATGTCACCGTTTGAGCGGTAGTCCCACTCGATCAGTCGTTGGTCAATGACAAGTCGGTGCTGGTTAAGGATTGGCTCAAGCGTATCAATGATTCGGTCTTCCTTCCTTGTCGTGGCTCTGACCTCTTCAAAGGCAAGACCAATCTTCATTTCGATGGCGTGCTTCTTCATCAGCTCCATGACCGCACCATCACCGAAGTTAGACTCGATTAAGCAGAGAGTAGCTTTGTACTTCTTTGCACGACGAAGGATCTCACACAAGGTGCTGTCAGAGTACCCGTCTTGGTTGGCAAAGATGTCCCTAACAAAGAGGTATCCATTGATCTGTGATAGGACAACGGCAACCGTTTCGTCCTTTCCGCGACCGGAGGGGTCAACAGCAATGATTGTCTGACCCCAAGAGGTGTATTCGGAAACTGTTTTAGGTCTATGCCACCGGTCTCCTGGAAGGGCAACAGCAGGAAGGTCAAGCAGAGTCTCTTTATCAGCGCCCCACACCAGATCGCTTGGACCCTTTTCCAAGTCCAACGGAAAAGTCAGAAAGTTTGAGTGGGAATTTGAGGGCATCACTCAGGCTAGTATCAAGCATGAACTGGAGCATAAAGTTGCTCCGTGACATACTCTGTTCCCGTTCAAGAAGGTTAATCTCGGAGAAGCGACTATCTGTTGGGGACCACCTCAGCGCATCCAACCCATCCCGTTCAAGGTCCCTAACAAGTTGAGGGGCTAGGACTTCCTCGTATCCGGTAAGGTCTTTGGGGTATCTTGCGGGCCAGACAAAGGGTCGGTAGTTTCTTTCTCGAAGCGTACGATAAATCGTGAAAGTAGTTTGCGGCGTCCCGAGAAACACAATACGAGAATCGGCTTTCGGCGTAAGGACGGATTCGCCTTCAGTAACCAACTGCAATAGCTTTTCACGCATGAAGTCGGTAGCAGAGTTAGCGGGAACCTCAACGTCATCGAATACGATAAGATCGGCTCGGCTTCCCGTAATCTGACCGGTGATGCCGACACTTTTAACTGATGGCGCTTGAGCAGGACGACAACCGGCAACATCAAACGAAACTCGGGACCACCGTTGGTCATCGTCCATAGGGCGAAGATGAGCCAGCCAATCGAACTCCAAAATGCATTTCTGAGTGAAGATAGTAAAGTCATCAGCTCTCTGTTTAGACGCAGAAATAACAAGGATCTTCTTATCACGGTCGTTCCATAGCGTCCACAGAACGAAGGCAGCAGCGATCCAGGATTTACCGAGTCCCCTAAAGGCTTGGATTTGGAGTCGTTTTGGTCCATTCTGAAGGTACTGAGCAATAGCTAGTTGTGCTCTGGTTGGAGAAGGCAGGTCGAGCGATTTCCATACCAGAGAAAGAAACAACGGAAACGATTCCGAAAGTTGCTCCTCTACGGGCCTAGAAGGCGGTTGTTTTTTGTTCATAAGGGGAACGTATGGAACAGGGGGCGGAGAGGCGTTGTAGCCCCTCCTAGGCACCAATAAGCGCCCTTTTATTTAATTAAGGCGAGTCACCTTAACTTTTCCAACTCCAGAGTTCGTGAGACCGATAGCATCAGCCGCACCTTTACTGAGGTCCAATCCGCGATTCCCGTGGTAGGGTCCGCGATCATTAACCCTGATTACGGCACATTTCTTAAAGCAAGCTCTAAGTTTTGTACCAAACGGAAGGGTTCTGTGGGCCGCCGTAAGGCCGTTTTGATTGAATCGTTCACCATTAGCCGTGAGGTTCCCGTGAAAGCCGGGGCCATACCAGCTGGTGATGACGGACAGAGTAGTTAGAACAGAAAGCATTTGAAGAAAGCAAAGAACTTTTATATGGCTTACGCAAATAACCCCCTCACCCACGCGCAGGGAAAGGGGGCATCCATCTATTTAACCACACTTCCAACGCTTAAGAGCGAGGGCTTTGCGGGTTGGTTTGCCGTTCTTTGCCATTGGTCCTGGGTTGCCCTTCATCCTAGCACAGAAGCTGCGCTTACGAGGACCACCTTCAGGCTGTGGGGCCTTTAAATTGGATCCAGTGGCTGCGTTATACTTGGCCCTGCCTTTTGCGGTAAGGCCGCCCTTAGCAGACTTTTCTCCACGGCCAAGAGATAAGCTCGGGGCCTTTTTACTTTTTCTTTTTTGCACGGCTCTTACCCGCCGAGGACAGGCTTGCCGCAATGGCTTGCTTTTGAGGGTAACCTTCCCTTACCATCTTACGGATGTTTTTGGAAATGGTCTTTTTGGAGCTACCTTTTTTGAGGGGCATAATTATTCTCCCTTCATCTTGGTAGTGTACTTCTTACCACGCCAGGTAAACTGCTTAGCACCAGAGGTACGAGCAGATTTAAATGCTTGGTCAAACGACTTCTTGTTAAAGGAAGCCTGAGTCGTCTTGGGGCTGGGTCCTTGCTTTGGTTTGTAGTCGCCTCGCTTCATAGCGGCAGACAAAGTACCATCAGCAGTATTACGAGCAGTGAGACCTTCAGCAGCAACACCAGCAAGACCAGCACGGCGAGCAACAGCACCAACCATTCGAGTAGCCGCCGCTTTGGCAAGCTTACCAGCCATCCGTTGAGACGCCGCACGGGCCGCACGACGGGTTTCAGCAGCTTTACGAAGGGCTTGACCTTGAGCAGATGCACGAGCTTGAGACGCAGGAGAGGTGGTACCAGCAGCCTGTTGACGAAGTTGAGCAGCGCCTTGACGGATGCCAGGAGCCCGTTGCGACATCAAACGATTTGCTTCAGCTGGCTTTACGAGGGGACGACCAGAGGCTGCCTTACGGGCCTGAGCCGCCTTTCGCACCAGCTTTTGCATACCAGGCTTGTTGGCGTTAACCATCTTAGGCGTACCAGACGGTTTTGTCACCCCACCCTTGCCACTACCAACGGGCTTAGAAGGGCGGTCAGAAACGGAAGACCGCAGATTGGGGTTGGGCATAGGCCCTTGACCATAACCTTGAGGCATCGGACGCACACGAGCTTGGTTAGAGCCAGTGGTTACGCGGGCACCAGTTCCAGACGCACGAGATTGAGAAGAGCTAACCCGAGCTTGGCTAACAGACTGACGGTTTGCCCGACCCTTAGACGTGGTAACTGGCTTATTGGTGGAACGCTTGCTTCGATTAGCAGAGCTAGTTACTTTTTTAGCAGCCATGACAATCAGGCGTTATTGGGACCAGAAGTCGTAGCTACAGTAACGGTAAAACCGGAACCGGTACCACCGATGTTTGCAGCAGCAGCACTCAGCACTTCACCCACATCATAGCCAGAGCCAGCAGCAACAATAGTCACAACAGTCACAGCACCACCCGCAACGGTGATGTCAGCGGTAGCGCCCGTACCAGAACCACCAGTCAGGGCAACACCGGTATAAGAACCAGTGGTATAGAGGGTACCACCAACCAAGGTGTTAACGGTCAGAATCGCGCCTTGAACAACATCCACGCGACGCACACGGCCAGTCTTGTTGGCGTTGTTGGAAGAGGGCACACGATCAGCCTTACGCACGGTAAGGATGGCAGTTTTAGCAGCACCAACGGTAGCATTCAGAGCCACGGTGGTAGTTGAAGCGGCGAAGGTAGCGGGGACGGTGGTCGTAGTAGTAACACCACCGGACACGTTTTTGGTGGTATGAGTACGGTTCTTCAGTTCGTCCTCACTTTGACGACCAGGGGCGTTAGAAATGGAACCGAAAGCGGAACCACCAGCAGGAAGAGTAGACATTTTTTTAAAGAATAAATGTTCTTAGGTAGTAGTCCAGGACAGGACTTTTGAAAAGTTGTCAAGAGAAAATGTTTCCTGACATACCCACCAGCTAAGCCAATGGGACGAGCCTTTGCTTTGATTGCAAGAAAGACACGCACATACTACGTTGTTGGTAGTATCGTGGCCTCCGCGTGCTTTTGGATGAACGTGATCCAAGGTCAGATTGTCAGACGAGCCACAATAAACACACTGGTTATTCCAGTAATCTTTAATTGCAGCTCGCCACATCCGCTTTGCATCAGAGGAGGTCATGGCCCTTAAAAGAAATAAGTACTCAGAAGGATCTTTGAGAGGCATCGTGGCCTACTGCGGTGGTTTACTTCTTCTTCTTTTTAGGAAAGCCTGCCTTCATATTGGCGTAGGCCTTAGGAGTAATGGTAGAGTTCTTTTTAGAACGGGAGGTTCCAGCCTTTTTACGGGCATTCATGTTGGCATAAAGCCCAGGAGGCTTAGCGTTACCCTTGTTCATTTCTTAGTGCTCTTGTTGTTGTGGCCATTTCGTGCGCGGTTCCGACTTGCACTTTCGAGAACCATCGTCCCCTTCTTGGTATGGGAAAGATCGGGGCCTCCCTTTCCCGCTAAGCCACGACGCCGTCGTTCAGTCCACCGCTCTTCAGAGGCGTTTTTAACAGCTGGCTTCTTATTCAATTTGCGTTGATATGCCGCCTTCTTAGCAGCTGCCTTTGGGTTGGCTGCGTAGTATTTGGCGGACTTACTTTTTGCCTGTGCCATATTCGGAGAAGAATACCTTGTTTTCAAGACGCTCAATTCGGGCAGTACTATTTCCCACTTTTTCAATGAGCACCTCAACCGACTTGGCAATGTTATGAAGCGTGAGCATGTGCCATCCAAACAACCCAAGAGCTGCTGTGGCTATGGCATTACGAATAATGTCATTATTGGATGACACGTTCCAAATCCTCCAACTCAAGCTCAGGTAAGGTGGCGAACAGTTCAGCCAGGGGTGAACCAGAGATTGGAAGACCGGTAACGTTATTTTTAGCAAGCCAATCGCACGCTGCACGAATGTCTTGTGTGGTGGCAGTTCCGCTTTGAATGCGGAGGATCAGTTCTTTTGTAACAAGGCCGTGAAGCTCGTTAAACTGATCTTCAGTGGCTCTCGTACTCACCTTAGTTTACCAACTCTGTAATAAACAAAGTCGTGCTGGCACCAGTGCCTTGAATAGCAGCAATGTTTGCACCAATAGGCACAGCAAGGCTAATACGCTCGCCAGTCTTTAGATAATGAGTGGTGGCAGAGGCAGTTTGAGCACCCACACCGATTTGATAGTGGCAATGAGTACCACCAGTACAAATCAGCGACACAAACCGGCAGGTAGAAGTCAGAGCCAGGTTAGAACTGGTAGCACCCAAAGTAATGGTACGAGCAGTCCCCACCTCAAAAGCGGTGGTGGTATCGCTAGTCAGAAAAGTTCCAGCGGTAGTAGTGCCGCCAGTAGTAAGAGAAGCCATCAGTCGTGGTCCTTCATAAGTTTAATAAGTTTTTGTGGGTAGATTGGATCAGTAGCATACCCCTCACGCTTAAGAAGGTAGGCGCAATCTTCCCGATTGGCAGCACGGTTGACACCTTTATAACCCTTGTAATCCTTGTACCACTGGGTAACCAGATGATTTACGCAGTCAAATGGAGTTGCAAAGTCCATAAACGCAGCCTTTATGGTCACTGGACCGTTGCCGTAGTCTTCCCAGGTGGTCTTAATTGTGCCGGGACCTTTGATGCCAAAGAAGTTGTTCTTACCGCTCAGGGCGGTGCCATGCGCAGACTCAAGTGCCCATTGGGCTGCCACAACTTCAGGAAATTTGGCACCAGCTGCCGCTGCCGCCGCTTCAATACCATCCCAGGTATTAGAAAACGTCTTAGCAGGTGCTGGGGCTGGAGAAATGCGCCACAGTTGGACCCAAGACGCACTATCGTCAGCCAGTTTATTGGAATCCAGCAGTTTTTGCAGTTCAGCAAGCGCCTTATCCTGATTAGGCAGGCCTTTGTAGTATTTAATTACGTCTCGGATCTGAATACTCATTTGATAGAGTCCTTGATGCGCTTGATTTTATCGTCCTCAGAACGAAGAGGACGCAGCAGATCCACTACTTTGAGGAAGATCTGGACAACGCTATTCGATTTGAACTTGCTAATACCGATCAGTTCGGAAGCAAGGAATAGTGCAAAGAAGACAGCTGCCTCGTAGGTCAGCTTAAGTCCAAAAATGGTAATCATGATAAGTTAGCGGCCTTGGCCGCGAGTCTTTTTACGACCGTGGCTAGGAAGGGACCTTGTTCCCTGCCCCTGTCTAGATTTTTTCGGGGGACCGGGAACGAAGGATACCTTATTTAATGCGCCTTTTGGTTTGGCCACAGTTTAACCCTCATAGAGGATGTTCACGGTACCAGCATCAAACGTATCAGTGCCGTTCACAGTGGTGATGCGGACGCGATCTAGAGTGCCGGAGAGCGTGACGGTGCCGCCAATCATGGTGGTGCAAGCAACATTAGACAGGCCAACGACCCCAAAAGCTGCCCAAGCATTTGAGCCGAGAAGACTTAACGACACAGACCCACAGCGCGTGGCAGAAGCGGAGTCATTGCCAGAATAAGTTTGGATAAAGCCGGATGTTGAATTAACTGCTGCAACGCCAGTAGCGTTTACGCTTGACGAACTTGTATAGCCAGTGGTCGTAAAACTTCCAGAACCCAGTTGCACAAGGACGGATGAAGTTCCATTCGTACTCACTCCGTTAAACATCACCGTAATCCGCTTCACCCACGATGGGATGCTGGTGAAATCAATCGACGTGCCACTGGTCGAAGCAACGGATGTGCCCGACTTGATCGTGCCTTGAATTGTGGTGCCGGTGATCGTGGTGCTGCTAAGCGTGGCAATCGTGGCGCTACCGTCAGTCGCCAGTACGATGTTGTTGCTGCCGGAGCTGGGGTTCTTGAGGTTGGTGGTAGATAGCGTGCTCATGATCAGCCCTCGTAAAGGATGTTGATTGTGCCAAGATCGAACGTATTTGTCGTCTCAGAGGCAATACGAACTCGATCCAAAGTGCCTCCTAGATTGATGGCGCCTCCAAATGTCACAACCCTGAGATTACCGCTTACGTACAATGTTCCCGTAGCAACCCATTGATTGCTGCCAAGAGTTGTAAAAAACACATGACCGTAGGCGACTCCGGCCGTCGTCGAAGACCAACCGTTTGCAGTTATTCCGGTTGTTACGTTAGTTGCAGAGCCACCTGTGGTATTGCCGGTGCTTACGGAAACACTGGTGGCGCCTGAGTTATAGCCGCTAGTTACAAATCCAGACGAAGTGCCTAGCTGGAACAAGTATGTATCGGTTCCGCTCAGGCTTACCCCGTTAAACATCACCG